ACTTAACAAATCTTACTGAAGTCTTTGCAAGACTGATTAGTAAATCTAATTTAATATCTCTATGAGTAATCTTCGCATCCGTTGATAAGAATTTAACTTCTTCTGCAACTGCATCTTTATAATTAAACTCTGCAATCATATCTTTCATAGTATCACCATGATAAGAAGTATGTGATGCAAATACCATATCTTCTTCTACATTATCATTAAAAGAGTATGTAATTGTGTTTGGAGTATATACACTACCACCACCAAATCCTATAAAATCACCTTGATAAACTCCTTCAATTCTAGGTAGTTTCTCATAACATAGGTGTAATATTGATGCGACATTAGGTGTATGTCCATGATGTACTTCTATATCATAATGATTATAATTTATCTTAACTTTTACCTTATTAAATACACTCTTCGTACCTACAAAAAACTTATTATTTTCAGGATTAATTCCCCAAACAATAGCAGGAGCACCATCATACTTTACCGATAGGTCACTACTCTTATCCTTAAGAAAATTAAGGATGGTCAATGCACCTTCCTTACCTTGATTAAGGATAGAATCTTCAGGATGTTCGAGATGTTTGTTTATCATACTTATAGTATGACATAGAATCCCACAAAACTCAAGTGGTCTTATGACACTTTATAAGGTGTCCTAACTGACCTGTTGATTTTGCTTTCTTTTGTTAGACTCAACTTTCTTGGATCCAGTATCAAATAGATCTTGCAATTCTTCTATGTTAGTATCTTCTTTCTCTTCAGAATAGAAGAACAATGCTTCACTTAGAAGATTATATTGTTTGTTGGTTAATTTCAAATTAAGTTGATACATTATCTTAATGGTATGTTAAATGCCATAACAGTTCGCTTAACTTTAGATGTGTTAATCGTTGCCTCATGTAGAAGCGTTGAAGGAAATAATAATATATCTCCTTCATCAACTTCAGGGATAGTTTCTTGACTAAACCCAGTCATAGGATCAAGAAATGGTGAATAGAATTTAGTTGATTTATGTACAGTTTTATCAAACTCAACATATAAACAACATGATATAAATCCAATACCATGATTATGAACACTATGATATTGTCCTTCGTTATAACTTTGTGACCATAATTGCCATTGTTGTTGTTTAGGAGTACATAATAAATGTTCTCTACTATCAACATTATTTGGTAATGGTGCTATAACGTGACCCTGATTAAAGATGTCATTAAAATCATCTTTAAGTATGTTTATCCACTCATCAAAATAAGATGGATTACCTTTTCCTGTAAAGAAATCACTCTGTACTTCAGATTGTAACACATCATCATTAGAAAAGTCAAGTAATTGTAGTAGTTTAGGTTTCTTTTCTTCCCAATTAGTTACACTATACTTGTGAATGTTTAATTGAAAAATAGGTGCAGTTGCAATTAGATTCATTTCTTTTTCTTTCTATTTTTCATATCTTTTTTTCTCATTGGTGTTGCTTTTCCATACTTAAGATCTTTCTTTAATTTACCTAGGTATTTCAAATGATTTTTAAGAGGATAAACCATTGACTCCAATTCTTTTTGAAGACGTTTATCATCTTTATTTGTCACATCATTCTTGATCCTCCCATACTATTTGATCTAATGGTAACTCATCAAGATTCCAATTAGTAATATCATCCATGAAAAACCATTGTGATGTATCATCATCAACTGACATTTCTGACAATATTGATTCTGCATCCTCTAATCGCAATTCATTTACTAATTTATCCATTCGATTTGCATATTGTGTTTCTACACTATCAATGCAAGTGTTACGAATCTTGTCAATTTGTCTCATTTTATTTAATCAATTTAGAAGGACGGTGTTGTAATCTAAAGAATGTTTCTTGTTTGGTATAATTATTACCACTATAATCTGATTGGAACATATTAACACATACTGTTAATATTATTGCGGTTGCAATAACAACTCCAAACACAATTATATTACTGTTATCATCATTCATCATTCTACCTTCCAGTTTTCATCACCATTACTAGGAACCCAAAAATAATACTCTCTAGTCAATGCTTTGAGTTGAAAGTATTTAATACCATCCTTAGTTTGTTGATTCTCAACAGTACATGTATGGAATCTATCCATATATGTAATAAAACGATTCTTCGCCTTAGAAGTTAATGGAGTTACACAAACTCGTTTGGTTTTTGTCTTCACAGTTTTAGGACTTGACATAATTCAGTTTAACACATAATGTATAGTATGGAAAAGAAGTATGACGATTTCTTAACCGTCACTTCCTGACAACACTAATTGCAGGTTTTCCCTTATTAAAGATAGTATCCACAACAGTTTGTAATCTTCTCTCTGTACTTATACCAACATTATTATATACTGGTACAAACATTTTTCCAAATGGTTTCTTGTAACTATCAAAATTACAAGGTTTCAAATCACCATTACTAATATTCTTGATGTCTTCTTTATGTAGTCTGATTACTCTACCAATAGTTTGACTCATTGTAACATAATCAAGATTTCTCATAAGAATACATGCAGATAAACCACTAACATTCATACCTTCAGATAGAATTGAGTGGTGAAACATGATAAACTTCTTATCAGGATTACCACCCCATTCATTCATAATTTTGAAGAACTTATCTCTGGAAACTTTAACTCCATTGATAATTGCACCAAATTTAGATGTTATCCAAAGAACATTATATTTCAGAGAATGACACTTTAATTGGAAGTCAGTTTGTGTTATTAATCTACTAATATCTTTAGTAGATTTTGCAGTAACTAACACTTTATCCATGTGATCTTCATTCTCTAAGATATTAATTAGTGTCTCATTATCCCTGATATGAGTATCACCAATGTGGTTAGAATATTTTACTGATCTAACTTTAGGGGGGATAATATATCCTTGTTTAATAAGATCTGGTGCAGGTACAGATATTATTTCTTTACCAAATATCGGTTCATAATTCATTCCTACCTTATGAGGTGAGAGTGAATGTTTAGGTGTTGCAGTAAAGAAATAACAACGATTTGCATACTCTGATTGATACTTAACTGAGTGAATAAAGTTCTTCTGAACTGCATTATGTGACTCATCAAAATATATTGTATCCACTTCAATATCAAGAGATTCAGAGATCTTATGTAAAGAATGATATGTTGTGAATATCAATATATTCTTTATACTATTATGATACCACTCTTCTATCTCTTCAGATTTAGTTAATCTCTTATGATCTGTTTCTCCACTATGTACATGAAGTACATCTACACCAACATTATATTGACCGTCAAGATTCTGTTCTAAAAATTCTTCACATAATTGTTCTGCAAGTAATATGCGAGGTGCAACTACTACAATAGTTTTTGATACACTATTCTTTGTAAATTGTTCAGTTGCATCTTTAATCATACATAAAGTCTTCCCACCACCAGTAGGTACAATGATTTGACCTTTAGGTGTGGTCTTCATTATCCGTAAGATTTCTTTCTGATGAGTTCTAAGATTCATTCACGTTTAACCAATAATAATATTATACATGAAAAAACCCCTCGGTTGAGGGGTTGTGTGACACTATTAGAACTGTGCTAATAGTTTCTTAGTTTCGGGATCGAAATCCTCTCTTATTGCAGAAGTTGGTAACCAATCTTCATCCGTTGTTTCTTCTTTAGTTAGTTCAAAGAAGTCATAACCAAGATCAAATTCTTCCATAATAAAATAGTAAATTGCTAGCGGATGTTAATTCTTTCTTCGGTTGCGATCCGAGAGGCGCATCCATCTCCTCGTTTTTGTGTGTATGGGGCAGGGAGTAATTGCAGGAATTGACTATTATTATTTCGTAATAGTCTCACAAGCATCTTTAGACCTCCACGCTGTTTAATCAGGATTCTAACCTGACCCCAAGATAATAATAAAAAATGTGGAGAGTGGTCTTGTGTGTTTCTCGGTTAAACCGCACAACTTGACCATTCCTTCCCTCCACAATAATAAAGGGAGTGGGGCATCAACATAGGTTTCACCTATATGCCCAAATTTACCTACTGGGAATCGCCTACACCTGAACCCCTACTAAAAACAAGAGGAGAGGAACTTAATCCGATTCGTTCTCTTGTGCGTTCGGGCAGTAGAACCACATATCCCTTGAATTGGACTTACATAAGAGTATCCATTTATGTCAAAAGACTAGGAATTGCTTAATGCCAAGAATTGGGTGGGGAGAAACAAAACGAGGGGAGTATTCACCTAG